TCAGGCGGTCTGGCGGCGAACCATCCCCCAGGCGAGGTTCAACCGCCGGGCGGTGTCGCAGTCGCCGCTCGCGCGGCCGTCCTCGTCCAGGGCCCGGCACGTCGGGCAGTTCACCCCGTGGTCCAGGATCCGCTGGTAAGCAGCCTCGGCGGTGTCCTTGACAGCGGCGTAGACCCGTACCTGCACGGTGTGGCCGGGGCCTGAGCCGGTGTCGAGCCAGCGTTCCTCGATCCGGTTCGTGTCGGTGTCGTCGCGGTTGTCCACGGTCATCGCCTGGTCTTCTGACGCGGGGTGTGGTGGGCGCGGATCAGGACGTTGCAGTCGGAGACGCGCGACCCGTCGTCGGCGGCCCGCGCCGCGGACCGCTCTTCGGCCAGCTTCGCGCATCGCTCGCAGTCGGCCGGTGGGACCGGATCCTCGCGGGGAAGGGTGAGCCCGAAGGGCGGCGGATCCATCATGGTCTGCCGGGTCGCGCGGGTGGTAGGAATGGTCATGTCGGCGCTCCTCTACAGCGTTGGCCGCGCCCCGGGAGGCTGACACCTCGCCGGGGTCTTCTCGTGTCTGCCGACGCTAGGAACGAGCCATGCGGCATCGCCAGCGATGTGCAGATCTGTCTACGACGCACCCCAAGACGAGGGAGGTCCGCGATGCCCTCTTGACCAGCTACTCGCTGGGCCCGACGGTGGTGGACATAACTGCACATCGATCAGGCGGAGGTGGCCATGTCGCTACTGTTCATCGGCATCGACCCCAACACCGGGGACAAGCAGAGCCCCACAGTGTGGGTCGACCAGGACAAGCAGGAACTCGTGCTCCAGGGCTGGAAGCCCGACCCCGAACTGGAAGCGGAATGTGCCGCGTTCGAGGTGCCCGGCCACGCCGTCGGTATCCCGGAGAACGAGGCCGTGATCCGTATCCCCGCCCGGATGGTGCCGATGATCAGGGAGGCGTGCGATGCCGTCGAGCGTGCCGACGTTCGATGAACTGATGGCGAGCTGCCGGTCCGCCGTCCATCTGGAGATGCGCGACTCCTACGCCGTCGACTACGAGGAAGGCCCGTTCGCGGACTGGCGTGCTGGCTTCCGCCACGACCCGGCCGACCGGGCGTCGTGGTGGCGGCCGTGGCTCGACCTGATCCAACACACCGTCGGCCGCGGGGCCGTAGTGCGCCGGGCCCGCATCGTCTCCGAACCGGTCAGCGAGTACACCCGGTTCCTGTACGACGGCACCTTCACCAACGTCGCTGCCGGCGAACAGGTGCGGTGGCTGCCCCGCCGCCGAGCCTCAGACATCGCCCTGCCCGGCAACGACTTCTGGCTCTTCGACGAGCAGTGGGTCCACTGGAACCACTTCGCCGGAGACGGCTCATGGATCGATGAGGAGATCACCGACGACCCGGCCTCGGCCAAGCTGTGCGCCGACGCCTTCGAGGCGGTGTGGGCGCGCGCCACCCCGCACGACCAGTACGACATCCGCTGAACGCGAAGCATCGGTAGGCCAGTTCATGCCCGTCTCCCCGTCCTCGTCCGCCCAGGCCGCGCGCAAGGTCGTCGCCCTGCGTCTGCGCGACCTTCGCAAGACCGCCGGGCTGACGGTCGTCGAACTGGCTGGCCGGTGCGGCTGGCGGCACTCCAAGACGTCCCGCATCGAGAACGCCGTCACCGCCCCCTCCGCCAAGGACATCCGGGCGTGGGCAGCGGCCTGCGACGCGGTCGACCAGGCGGAAGACCTCGTCGTCCAGTCGTTGAACGCCGAGTCGATGTACAGCGAGTGGCGCCACCAGGTACGCCGCGGCATGAAGCAGCTGCAGGACAGCGTGGTGCAGTTCTTCCGGGACACCGAGCTGTTCCGGATCTACTCCTCGACGATGGTCCCGGGCCTGTTGCAGACCGAGGGATACGCGGCCGCGCTGCTGAGTAACATCGCCGACTTCCGGGGCATCCCGTTCAACGACGGCGCGGCGGCGGCCGCCGCCCGGGTCGAGCGATCCCGCATCATCCACGAGCCGGGCCACCGGTTCGTGATGCTGATCGAAGAGGCCGTGCTGTACACGCAGTTGGGCGACAGCGACGCGATGGCCGCCCAGCTCGGTCACCTGCTCACCGCCGGGGCCTTGCCGCAGGTGTCCCTGGGCATCATCCCCATGGCCGCCCGCGAGCGGCGCCAGTGGCCCGTCGAGACGTTCCACGTGTACGACGACACACTCGTGTCGGTGGAGTTCCTCTCGGCGGAGGTGAACATCACCCAGCCGTCGGAGATCGCCCAGTACCTGAAGGCGTTCGAGCAACTGCGGAGCATGGCCGTGTACGGGGCGGAGGCGCGCGCTCTGATCCTCAAGGCGATCGAGGCGTTGCACTGACCCCGGGCATGACGAAGCGCCCCCTGCCCGACCCCGTGAGGGACCGTGCAGGGGGCGCTGTCGTCTACGGGTATTGACGGCGGGTTGGGTCGAGGGCCGCGGCGAGTGGCCCCGGTTCCTCGGGCTCAGGGTCGGGCGCCCCGTCGCGGCGGCAGACGAGCGCGTCGGGGTCGTAGTCGGGGGCTTGGAGGCTGTAGCCGCTCGGGCACGTCTGGCCGTCGCGCCCGTCCTCTCCGGGCTCGCCCTGGGGCCCGGCCGGCCCCGGCTCGCCCTGGGGTCCGGGTGGTCCTGCCGGGCCCGTCACAGACTTGCCGTCCTGTCCCGACTCGCCAGGCTGGCCAGAGGCCCCGGGCTGCCCGGGCGCCCCAGCGTCACCGTCCTTGCCGTCCTCGCCGGGCCTACCCGTAGCGCTCACTCCCTGCGGTCCCGGCGGGCCGGGTGGACCTGACGGACCGGGCGGCCCGGTGACCGCAGCCCCGGGCTCGCCTCGGGATCCGGGAGGCCCGGCGACGGGCTTCTCCCCGAGCTGCTGCACCTGCGACGCGAGAGCGTCCCGCGCCTCGTTCGCGGTGCGTAGATCGTGGGCTAGCTGCGAGGTCTGCCACCAGATGTATGCCACCAGCAGGGCCAGTAGCCCGCCCAGGAGTAGGGCGACCGGGTCGCGGCGGGGCACTCTGTGCGCGCTCACGTCACGAGCCTCCCTTGTTGGCGTTGTACAGCTGGATCGCGAGCAGCAGCACCGGCACGACGAGGCTGAAGAAGATCAGGCGGCGGTCGTTCTGCCGCTGCTTGTCCTTCTCCTCGGCCTGCTGTTCCAGCTTTGCGACGCGGGCGACGACGGCGGTGTGGCGCTCGTCCTGCGCCTGCTGGCCGAGGCGGAAGATCTCCGCGTCGACCTTCTGGTTGACGAGCCCGACGACTCCGTGAATGTCCTCCTTCAGGTCCTGGCGGACGTCGTCCATTCGGCGGACTACTTCACCGGTCGTCGGGTCAGCCACGTGCGGCTCCGATCAGTCAGGCGTCCGAGCGCGGGGTGTGCGGCGCGGCCCATCCGCCGATCGCTGCGGCGGCCGCGGGCAGCATCGCGAGAACGAACGGCTCCAGCGCGTCGGGCATCGAGCTGATGAGCGAGGGGTCGTCGGTGACGGCGCCGACGATCGCGAGTCCGGCGACACCCGCGAGGTAGGTGAGCGCGGTCGCGAGCTTGACCTTCTTCTCGATGGGGGCGGAGGGGGATGCCATGGTCAGGACTCCTTGCTGTTGACGGTGACGTCGACGTTCACGACGGCGTCGGCGATGGCCTGCCGGACGGCAGCGACTACGGCGTCGGTGTCGACGTCCTCGCCGAGCTGCCCGGCCAGCGAGGTGATCGCGGCGGACTGCGCGGCGAGCGTGGCGTTGGCCTTGTCGAGGCGCTTGAGGATCTCGGTGACCGAACTCGACAGCGTCCACGTCGGGTTCGTGGCCGGCGCGCCAGGGATGGCGATGACGCCGTCCTTCTTCAGGACAGCGGTGGCGATCTCGTCGGCGGTGGGCATGTCGTCCTCCTCGGTGGCGGGGCGCGGTGCCCCTGCTTTCACCCAGGCGTAGATGGGATCGCCGGGGCACGATGTGGCGTAGCCGTCGCGGTGGCCGCCGAGCCACGTGCCGGCCGGGCCCTGGGAACGGCAGTAGTCGATGGCGTCGCGGGCGCCGTGCAGCTGCGCGTCCGTGGGTCGGGTGAGGTCGGAGGAGCCGACGAGGAGACAGACGGCGTAGTCCTGCTCGTTCAGGCTGGTGTTGCCGTTCGCGCTGTTGCGGCGCTTGAGGCCGCGGCCCTCGTAGACGTAGCCGTGGGTGCAGACCAGGAAGCTGTAGCCGATGTCGGACCAGCCGTTGCCGTCCATGTGCTGGTCCTGGAGCAGCCGTATGTAGGCGGCGCACCGGTCGTGTACCCGGTTCGCGTAGGCGGTGCCGAGGTAGTGCAGCTTCACGCCCCGGCGGGGCCCGCTGTACGGGGTCGCCCCGTTCGGCGTGCGGTAGGCCCGCGCGCCCCACTGCGCACGGGTGACGAGCTTGATGGCCATGGGCCCTCCAGGGCGTGAGGAAAGCCCCGGCCAGTGGGCTCGGGGCGGCGATGCGCCGGGCGGGTGGTCAGAGTTGGATGCCGCCGCGGGCGACGAACTGGGCGTCGCGGACGATGTGGTCGTCGGTGAGTCCGCCGTTCGCCCCGGTCCACCCCACCCGTGCGCTGGCCGGGGCGGCGACCGCGACCGCGTCGAAGATGTTCACGCCGTCGACCCACGCGGACAGGGCGCCGTCCGCGTACCGCACCCGCACCGTCACCGGGGCCGGCCGTAGCGTCAGCGCTCCGCCGTAGGTGGCGACGGTGTCCATGCTGTCGGCGTCGGTCGTCACCACGCGGGCGCGGGAGCCTGCCCCGGTATCCAGGGCCAGAGCGACGGACGTGCAGCCGACGAGCCCCAGATCTCCGCCGCCCGCGCCGACGAACGAACTCGCGGTGGCGGGGTCGGCGAGCGCGAAGCAGATACCGTCCGCGCCGGTGCCGCCGGACATCTCCACCTCGAAGGTGACGTCCAGGCCGTCCGTCGCCTGCGCTGTCCCGAACCAGGAAGAGCCCGCACCGAACCCGTCCGCCTCCCGGGTCAGATACAGGTCAGCGCCGTCGAGGGCGGCGAATCCGTTGCGGGTCCACCCGGACGCGGTCGGCGCCGGAATCACCGAGAACACCGGCCACGTCCCAGCCGCCTTGGGCCCGTACAGGCGGCGCGTGCCGGTGTCGAGGGCCCAGTCGCCGTCGATGCCGAGCGGCCCGGCGGGGGCGCCGTCCGTGGCGAGGGTGACCCCTCCGCGCGGCGCGGACAACGTGGTGAACTCGCCCTCGACGGGGTCGGGTACGAGGACATCGGCGAGGACCACGCTCGGGGTCGCCTGCGGCAGGGACAGATGGCGGGTCCATCCGGGCGCGTTCGTGAGGAGCGCCCGCATCCGGTACGTCCACCCTGAAGGGCTCATGCCGGTCGCGTCGGTCGCGACCAGCTCGACGCTGAACTCGCCTGCGACGAGGGGCACCTCGACGGGCCCGCCGAGGACCAGGTCGTCGTCGCCGATGGTGACCGGGGTCGGGCTGTCGAAGATGAGACGGCCCTGCATCGGGGTGCCGTCCGGCAAGGTCAGGGGTTCGCCGGACGACACGGTCACCGTCTCGACGCCCGCGGGCAGTGGCATGGGCGTGGTCCTTCCAGGCGGGGGTCAGCCGATGCGTTCGTAGATCATGCGGGTCTGGTTGCCGCCTCGGAGGATGGTCTGGTTGGCGTGCGAGACGGCCTGGGCGAACTGGAGGGTGACGCTGCTGATGGTGCCGTCGGTGGTGAACGTGCCCTGGTCGTAGGCCGAGTGGAAGTTCGCCGGCGGCGAGGCTGCGTCGGAGCCGCCCGCCAGGCGGCCGGTGGTGTTGGCCGGGCGTCGCATGTTCACGGACTGCGGGGTGTTCGCGGTGCCGCTCGCGCCGGGGCTGGAGATGGACTGCGTGAAGCTACAGAACGTGGCGCCGGCGGCGAGCCAGGACCAGCGGAAGCCGGAGTTGATCGTCGCCGAGTAGGCGATCCACAGCCAGTACCTGTAGGTCGAGTTCGGCTCGGGCGTGAACACGATCTCCGAGTTGATGACCGTGGTCGACGAGGTGACGATCTGGTCGTTCTCCTGCGCCACCAGACGGGGGTGTCGGGCGTTCATGTCGTCGGCGATCAGGATCTGCCCGGCGAACCACTGAGGAATCGACACGGTGACGGGCCTCCTACAGGGCTACGGGTGCGGGCCGGGCGAGCGAGATGGGGGTGTCGGCCGCGTGCGACTTCTCGATCGTGTTGGTGCTGCGGGTGACTGTGGCCCGCTGCGGGGTGATGACCTCGAACTGGTCGAAGCGGCACACCGGGGAGACGTTCGTGTTGCCGGAGAACGCCGAGGCGGTGCAGCCGATCTGACCGGTGGCGATCGGGCTGCTGGTGACCGTCTGGTCGCAGTGCCAGGCGGGCGGCTCGATGGTGCCGGTGCGCCACACGCGGGCCAGGATCCGGTGCCCGATCAGGCGGGCCCGGATCTCGAACTCTGCGCCCGCGGTGTAGACGTGGGGCAGCAGGACCGTGCTGCCGATCTGGGTGCTGCCCCGGGTGACGGACACGGACAGCGCACCGGACAGCCCGAAGTGGATCCGGGCCCGGTAGAAGTCGTTGGTGCCCGTGTACCGCATGAGGATCCCGGGGACGATGCTGTCGCCGGTCGCCACGGCGCTGACGGACAGCCTGGCCCGGATCTCACAGTCGGCGATGCTGCCCGGCAGGGTCTGCAGGCGGATGGTCGCCGGGGTGGAGGGCAGGGCGACCAGGCCGCGCGTGCCGTCCACGCTGCGGTCCGATGCCGTGCCGGCGACGAGGGTCCACGCCTGTCCGCCGTCGGAGGTGCCCCAGGATCCGGCGCCGACCGTGCGGGTGAAGGAGTCGTAGGCGAACGGGGCCAGGGCGGTGGCGCGGACGGTCTCCCCTCCCAGCTTCAGATCGAACGGGAACTGTGTGGGCCTGCGGTTGGGGGCGTCGGCGAGGCCTGCGGAGACGATCCACGGCACGCGGTCGAAGATCCCGTTTGCCGGGGTGTGGAGGAGGAGTTCTGTGTCGTCGGAGTCGACGGCGTTCACCAGGTAGCTGCCGCTGGTGTCGCACCGGTTGGGCTGGTCCGGGCCCGCGCTCGCGGCGTCGGCGGCGGTCTGCGCCACGAGCCACGGGGTGCCGGGGCTGGCGTTGAGCCGCATGTCCCAGTCGTTGGGGTGGCCGATCGGTTCGGTGCCGCCCTCGGCGATCAGCTCGATCGTTCCGGGCGCGAGCCAGTCGGGCGGGTTGGCGATGGTGACCCGGTCGCCGAGCGTCAGGCCGGTCAGGTCTTCGGCGAGATCGGGGTTGGCGGCCAGGTCGACGCGGACCATGGGGTAGCGGTCCTCGTCGACGGTCGAGAGGTGGACGCGCCAGGAAGCCTGGTCGGGCAGCTGCTCGTCGAGGGCGACGTTCACCTCGATGCCCTCGTCGTAGACGCCGACGGCGTCGGCGTCCTCGGCCGGGTCGCCTGTGTTCTGCGGGCCGCTGGTCTTGCTGTACGTGTACTCGCCGCCGTCGGTGCGCCGGGCGGTGATCTCGTTGCGGAGCTTCTGGTCGTCGTCGGTCGGCTCGAACGGATCGCTGATGTGGCCGGCGGCGTAGTCCAGGGCGAAGATGCGGCTGCTCGCCTGGAGATAGGCGGTGTGGGACATCATCACGGTGCCGTCGCGGTAGCCGGTGCCGGTCAGGGCGATGGTGTGCCCGTTGTCCGTCACGCGCATGGTGCCGTACTGGCGGCGGCCGGAGACGGAGCCGATGTCGTAGTCGGTCTCCGACGTCGACCAGGCGCCCGCGTCCATGCCCGCGAACATGAACATCGGGAAGCGGCCGTGCGGGTTGTGCGGGCCGGAGCAGATCGACAGGGCGTGCATGTCCGCCGTCATCAGGATCATGCGGTCCAGCCAGCCGAGGTCACCGAACATCTGGACCATTTCGGCGCGCTCGTACAGGAAGTCGTTCCAGGTGTCCTCGCCGCCGACCCACCGGGACGGCGTCTGCCACACCAGGGCCTCGGCCCCGTCGTCCCGGGCGGTGGACAGGAGGGTCTCCATCCACGCCTTCTGGGTGGTGCCGAGCATCGTCTTCGCAGGCGTGGTCGGGTCGCTGTTCGGATCGCGGAAGGAACGGACGTCAGAGGCGATGTACAGGACGCGGCCGACCATCCAGCTCTGATAGATGCCGGTGGTCACCGGAATGGTGTACGAGGGCACGGCCTCGCGGTAGACGGAGTTCGCCGCCGCGTTCGAGGCGCTGGTGCGGTTGGAGTTGTTGGCGCCGAAGTCGTGGTCGTCCCACACGTAGGTGCACGCCTGGCCCCGGTAGAACTGGCCCTGCCGGGCGGTGGAGTTGGTGACCGCGCCGAAGTTCATGTTCTCGAAGTAGGCGGTGCGGAAGGCGGCGACGTCGTTGGTGGCGATGTTGCGGTACTGCAGGTCGCCGAGATGGGAGAACCACAGCCACTGTTCGGCGGCGGACTGTGCGCGCATGGTGTCGAACACCGGGCTGTTGGAGACGGCGCTGGAGATGAAGCCGTCGTAGCCGTCGCCCGTCAGGCCCGCATCACCAGCCGCGCCGAAGGTGTAGCTGAACCGTTCGCCGGCCGGTGCGGGGTGGGTGCGGAACGTGGCCTTGAAGTTGTTGTTCACCGCGCCGTCGTTGACGACGACCCAGTACTGAGTGTCGGGGTCAAGGCCGGTGAGGTTCCAGGTGATCATGCCGTCGGCGCCCTGGGAGAGCGGGCCGAGGGAGATCGCTCCGGTCATGGCCTCGTTGTCGGCGACCAGGAGCGTGCTCGGGCCGCCCGTTGCCACCATCCGGACCTTGACCTGGGCGCTGGTGTCGGTGGTCTTGCCCGTCCACACCCATGCCACGTCGAACACCATCGGTTACACCCCCTGGTTGTACTTCGAGCGCCGGGTTCGGTAGGCCAGGGCCGCGGTGTCGCGGGCCTCGTAGACCACGCCGCCGTCGACGTCGGCCGCGGACTGCACCAGGTCGAGGAACGCGCCCGGTTTCTGCGGGCCCATGGCGAGGGTCTGGTCGAGGTTGCCGTGCACCATCAGCGGCACGCCCTGCTCGGCGCACAGCCGCTCGATCCGCCGCCCGGCGAGTTCCCGGTCGTAGCCGTTCGCGGCCTGCCAGGTGTCGACGGCCCTGGGGGCGTCGGTGCCCCAGTAGGTGATGTGCCCGATCGTCATCGCCTCGGCCATGGAGGCGAAGGCGCCCCACCGGTAGCGGAAGCGGGAGACGGTCCGGTGCGGGACCGCGTAGGTTCCGCTGGCCGCGGTCCTGCCGTCGATGACGAGTGTCCAGTTCGTCGAGGAGCCGTTGGCGGCCGTGGTCAGGCGGATCATGTGCAGGGACTCGTCGAAGATTCCTGGGCTGGCGACCGTGGTGACGGTGGCGATGGAGGAGACGGTCTCTCCCGCGCTCAGCACCCAGAGCACGACGGTGTTGGCGACACGGTCGGACTCGATGATCCAGGCGATGACGGGGTCTGCGTCGGTGGCCGCGCCGGTGTCGAAGACGGTGAAGTCGTCCGGGGTGCCGCCGGCTCCGGCCCGGTAGTGGTCCGCCGTCCATCCGGTGAGGACGACGGGCGGCACCTTCACGGTCAGCGTGCCCTCGGTGCTGGCGGGCAGCTGCACCGACGGCTCCAGCCACGGCGCCAGGGATCCCTTCCCCCAGTCGGGCTGCCCCTGGTAGAAGCTGCCGGCGGTGCCGATGGCCCGGACCGGCTGCCCGCCGACGGCGACTTCGGAGCCCTCGCGGGCCCGCTCGCCGTCGGTGAGCGGCCAGTACCGGATCGGCGCCTGGGTGGAGATGTGGCGGCGCAGCGCGTCTTTGAGGGGCTTGGTGCCCTGGATCAGGCGGCGCTTGATGCCGGTCGCGGTGACGGTGGTGTAGACGTCGTTGCCGGACAGGTCCCACCGGGTGGGCCAGCTGGTGATGTAGCCCTCGAACCGTCCGACGACCGTACCGCCGGGGGTGGTGAGGTCGAGGGCCACCAGCGTGCTCAGTCCCAGCAGCCCGAACAGATCGGAGCGCGGGTTGCGCCGGGAGTACCGGCCGAGGATTCCGGGCGCCGCCTTGCTCTGGCCGTTGTTCAGGGTGAGCGGGCAGCGCGTCGGGTCGGCGGTCGATGCCCAGTCCTGGCGGCCCCACACGATCGCGATGCGGTCGCGGTTGTAGACGTCGGCGGTGATGTCCACCCAGGAGCCGCCGAGGAACAGGCTGATGGTGACGATCAGCGGCGTGGTCGGGAACGCCACAGCGCCCTCCTTACGGGGTGCCGAATGCCTTCTGGACGTCGCCGCCGCCGACGTCCACGACGATCGCCCGAATGATTTTGGTGAGGACGTCGTTGCCGTCGACGATGATGCGGACCGTGGATTGCCCGCCGCCCGCGCCGGCCGTGGCGAGCGGGGCCGCGCCGGTGGAGCGCGTCGTGCTGGGCATCGCGAGGGAGGGGTCGACCAGGTCGCGCATCGTCGCGTCCAGGACACCGCGGTTGTCCTCGGCGCCCTCGGCGATACCGGGCGGAATCCAGTGCCCGACCGCGTCCGCCATCAGCTTCGACGGCGAGCCGATGTTCAGGAAACTCGTGGCGGCGTCGACGACGTTGGAGGAGACGAAGTTCTTCACCTGCGACCACAGCCAGCCGCCGAGCGAGGAGATGCCGTTCCACAACCCGGTGACCACGTCGCGGCCTTTGCCGTAGAGCAGGCTGCCCATGTTGCCGACGGCCGAGACGGTCCGGCCCGGGAGCTTCCCCACCCAGCCGATGAACTCGGTGGCCTTGGTCGCGGACGCGTCCTTGAAGCGCTGCCACCCGCTGCTGGCCGAACTCGCCAGCCTGCTGCCGAGGGAGGACAAGGCGGTCACTGCCCGGCCCGGCAGTGCCTGCACGGTGCCGGTCCAGGAGTCCCACTGACGGCCGACCGGCCCGGAGATGTACCGGCTCCACAGCCCCGAGAACCACAGGGCGATTGCGGAGCCGAGGACGGAGAACAGCTGTCCGGCCTCGCCTGCCTTTTCGCCGACCCAGCCGGTGAAAGCATCCCACCATCGGGGCACGTTCTCGACCAGGCCGGTGACCAGCTTCGACACGAACCCGGCCATGATCAGGAACGCGGTCGCGCCGAGCGCCGTGGCGACGAGCAGCGGCAGCGCGACCAGCGCCATGACCAGGGCCCCGGCGATCACGGCCACCTTGAAGACCTTCTCAGGGTTGGACATGGCGTAGTCGGCCATGCTCTGGCCGAAGCTGAGCAACGCCTCAACCGCCTTCGGCGCGAACTCGATGGCCTTCTCCACGAGCTTCTGCCCGAGGATCTGGAAGAAGTTGGCGATCCGGTCCACGCCCTCAGCGCCGTCCGCGCCGGCCTCGTCCCAGATGCTGCCGAACACGTCCTTGAAGCGGGCCCGGAAGTCGAGGATCGCGGGGATCGCGGTGTCGCCGAGGAACTCGACGACGTTCTGCTGCACCGACCGGCGGAACGCCTCGACCTGGGTACCTGCGTTGTCGCGGAGCGTCTCACCCGTCCGCTTCGCCGCTCCCTCGAAGTCGCCCATGGATCCGGACGCCCCCTTGAGGGACTCCAGGAAATCGGGGATGTCCTTGACGTTCAGGTCCTCCAGCGGTGTGCCGAACAGCGCGATGGCTGCCCCGGCCTGGTCTGCGGGGTCCGGAATGTCGAGCAGGCCGTCAATGATCTGCTGCGTGGCTTCCTTGGCGGAGTCGCCGCCCGCGAGAATGGCGTTGGCCATGTCGTTCGCGTCCAGGCCGATGGTCTTGTAGGCGTCCTGGCTGGCGGTCGACATGTCGGTGGACAGGATCGTGAATTCCTTGATCGCGTCACCGGCTTTGTCGATGCCGAACTCGCCCTTCTTCGCCCCGTCGACGAGGACCGAGAACGCCTCCTCGCCGCTGAACCCGAGGGTCTTGAAGAACTGGCCGTACTCGTCGGCCGCGTCGAGGACTCCCTCGCGCAAGTGGGCGGGGACCTTCGAGGCCGCGGCCGTCATGAGGTCGAACGCCTCGGTGGCGTCCTCGGCGAGCCCCGAGTTGATCGCCACGCCCGCGCTTTGCGCGGCGCGGGTGACGTCGATGTCGAAGGCCTCGGCGAAGTTCAGGGCCTCGGCCGTCGCGCCCTTGAGCTCGTCGGCGGAGGCGTCCGTCATGCCCTCGATCGACGACATTACCGAACCGACCGCCGAGTTGACCGTCTCGAAGCTGTCGCCGTATGCCTGCGCGTACAGGTCGCCCGCCACGCCGCCGACGCGCGCGGACTCCTCCTTCGTCAGGTCCAGTTGCGCGGCGAGCTTGCTCTCCAGGCGGGACTGATCCAGTGCCTCGGCGAACCCGGCGGCGACGATGGCGCCGACCGCGACCATCGCGCCGGCGACGCCCGCCTTCAGCGTCTCGCCGAACCCGGCGCCTCCCGTGGCGCCACTCTGCTCGACGTCGGTGGCCATCGCCGCCGATTCGTCCTGCACGGTCTGCCGGGCGTCGCGCATGCCCTCGGATGTGTCGTTCCGGGCGGACAGGGCGAAGACGAGACTGGTGTCCGACACGAGGGCCCCCTCTCTCTACCGTCTGGCCTTGGCCTTGTCGGCGATCTCCTGCATCTTCTGGCTGTAGTCCTCCAGCCAGTCCAGGTAGCGGTCTTCCTCCTCGACGGTGAGGGTGTCCCAGTCCCGGCCGACGATCCCGAGGAGGTGGGCGGCGTTGCCGAGGTGCCTCAGACGGCGAAGGGCAGCCGGGCTTTTCCCTCGTCCTCCGGTGCGGTGTCCCGCTGCCGCAGCATTCCGTCGATCATCGACTCGTCGCCGCCCTTCTCCCGCATGCGGGCCACCGCGAGGTCGATCTCACCCACCGTCATCTCGACCTTCAGCTCGTCCCAGAGGAAGTCGACGTCCTCGAAGCGGATCGTGGGGTGCTTCCGCTTCAGCAGGACGTGCAGCAGCGCGCGCCGGCACAGGGCGTCGCCTCGGAGCACGCCCATGGCGAAGTCGCTGAAGGGCTTGCCCGTGCGCTTCTCCAGCGCCTCACGCTCGGCCGACATCAGCTTGTTCGGGTTGTAGTCGAAGACCTGCTCGTCGCCGTCTTCGGGGGAGTACGTGACCTTCAAGGTGACCGCCTTACAGGGGAAGTTTCAGGAGGATCGGGAGGCGATCCGGTTGACCATGTCCGCCAGCGCGGACTTCACGGCGTGCTCGTAGGCGTTACGCCGACCCTCGAAGGCGTGGTCGAACCACTTGACCTTGCCGGTCTGCTGGATCCAGATCTCCCGGTTGCCGTAGACCGGGTGCCGCCAGCCGCTGGCCCGGTTGGTCCGCTTGGCCGCGTTGGCGAAGCCGCGCACGTTCGGCGTCTTGAAGGCTTTGATCTTCGCGCCGGGGAACCGGCCGGAGATGCGGACCTCGGGCCGGATCTTCCGGGCGATCGACGACTTCAGGGCCGGGCCGCCGTGCGGGGTTGCGGACCCCATCGACATGATGTTGCTCTTCGCCTGGACCGCGCCGGGCTTGAGCGCCTCCCGCATGTTGCGGGTCAGCTCTTTCCGCAGCTCCTTGCCGTCCTCCTCGGCGCGCAGCGCGCTGGAGATGTTCCGCAGGTTCTGCGGGGTGAGCTGCAAGTTGAGCGACGCCCTCGACGCGCGGCCCGACCCGGCCATCAGGCGGTCGCCCTCGTCACCGCTCCCGACGTCGGGAACCCCTGGCTGACGGTGGCCTCGTCACCGACCGAACCGGTCAGCGGCGACCAGCCGGTGATCAGGATGCTCCCGGTGTACTTCGGGTTGGACGCGCCGACGGCGGCCTGGTCGGCGCGCACCTCGAAGGGGACGACCGTGCCGAGCAGCGGCCACATGATCGAGTCGAGTTCGGTGGCGGCGAAGTCCTGCAGGAACTCGCACGAGAGCTCCGCCGACTTGATGCCGCCGAGGACTTCCTTCCAGCCGAGCGAGGCGTAGTTCGTGACGTCCTTCTCCTCGACCTCGACCGTCAGCTCAGCCTTGCGGGTGTACTCGTTCAGGACGTTGGCGTTGATGGACAGGTACTCCGCCAGCAGAACCATCTTGGGCATGACGAGGCCCTCCTTTCAGGGCAGGACGAAGGGCCCGCACGCGGGCCGAGAGGTGAGGCGGGGCTACTGGATGCCGAGCGCCCCGGCGAAGAGGAACGACGGCGTGGTGCCGGAGATCGTCCACGCCATGCGCCACCAGGTGTCGGTGATGGCGCTGCCGTCGGTGCGCAGGATCTGCCCGCCCACAGCGGTGGACGCGTCGAACGTCAGCCGGGTCGTGGCCGACGAGAAGCCGGAGTTGTCGTCGGACTCCACCCGGGCGGTGATGGACGGCGTAGTACCCGCCACCGACAGCACGTGCAGCGCGGCGTACAACCGGTCGCCGGCCGCGACCGCGCCGAGCTCCAGGCCGGTCCCCGTACCGGTCGCGGTGCGAGCGGTACCGGGCGGGTGCGCGAACAGGCCGCGCGCCACCGGCCACGACGACTTGGCGGTGCCGGTCCACGGGGCGACCTCACCGACCGCGTCGAACAGCTTGTAGTCGGAGCGCATGGCGCTGACCAGGTAGGCCAGGTCACCGACGGCCGCCGAGTTGTTCGCGCTGACCGACCAGGGACCAATGCCGCCGAGCTGCGACCACGAGGCGTCGTCGACCTTGGACGGATCGCCCGCCTCCCACTGCCCCTCGGCCGACAGTTCCGCCGAGGCCAGGCCGCCCAGGACTTCACCCCATCCGTTCGAGGCGTAGTTCGTGGAGTCCTTCGACTCGACTTCCGCCGACAGTTCGACCTTGTTGGAGTTGGCGGTCAGGTCGACGCCGACCGCGAAGCACCGGACGTTGGTGAGGATCGTCTTCGGCACGTCACCCCTCCTCGTCTCGTGGCTTGCCGCGCCGCTTCGGCTTCGGCTCGGTGACTTCCTCGGCGATGCCGGACGCGACCAGGTGCGCGGCTTGCGCGGTGGGCAGTTCGATCTCCTCGCCCTCGTCCGGCCACGGCACCCCGTGGAGGACGGCGCCGGCGGGCTGCTGCTGGGTGATACGGATCCTCATCAGATGTCTCCCGGTCCGATGACCTTGATGACCAGCTCGGCGCCCACATAGGTGGTGCCCTCGTGCTCGTACCAGCGGTAGCCCTGCACCCGTTGCAGGTGGAGGTCGTCGGCCAGGCCGCCGAGGGCCATCTCGCCGGGGCCCCCGCGCGCCACCTCGATTGCCGCCTTGAGCGAGGCCGCGCCGCTTCCCGACAGCAGGCCGTCGAGGATGCGCTGGGACGTGCGGTCGTCGGCCCGGCCGATCAGGGCGCGGCAGGTGAACAGCAGCTCGTCCAGCTTGCGGCCCATGGCGCGGTCGTAGTTGACCTCGACCTCGGCCACGAAGAAGCAGGGTGCGGCGACCGCGTCGGGTACGTAGCCGGTGCACGTCAGCTTCCCCGTACCCGCGGGCAGGGTGACGGTGCGGGCGGCATCCGCGATCGCGTCGCGGATCGGGGAGATCTGCACGGGCGCCCCTCCCTATCCGAAGCCGGGCAGGATGTACGGCTCGATCAGCGCCCACACGTCGGGGTCCCGGCGGGACAGCCGGACGACTCCCCACTCCGCCGAGCCGAGGATCCCCTCCGGGGAGTTCCTCCGCTTGTGCAGGCGGGTGGCCTGGATGTAGGTGGCCTCGGCGATGTCGGGCGGGACCGCCGGCCAGCCGAAGCGGGTGGTGACCCGCACGCGGGTAGTGCTCCCGCGCGACCAGGTGCTGTTCGGCAGGAGCAGCCCGGTGACCGGGCGGCCGTCGGCGAGCGCATTGTCCGGCGTCGTCTCGTAGCCGGTGACCGCCGTCCACGGCCCTCCGGCCGGGCCGGTCTCCACGACCAGGTCGCCCGTGTCCCCGATGTCGTCGACGAGCAGGGTTTCGCCGTCGCCGTCGCACACCACGCGCCCGCGCGGCCGGTAGATACGCGTGACCGGATCGGCGTCCAGCCAGAAGCGCCGCCCGCACGTCAGGTTGATGCTGCCGGAGGCAGCGGCCCTCGCACTCTCCAGGTCCGCGTCCTGGCTGTCGTCGTCGGCCGCCAGCCCCGCCCGCCGCCGCAGCGTGACCAAGTCGCCGTACTCGTTCGCCACGGCGCACTCAGTCGCCCGGCGCCGGGGCCGGCTGCTTGGTCGCCGGGTCGGCGGGCGGCTTGCTCGCGGCCGTCTTCTTCGCCGGGCGCCTACCCGCGCCCGAGTCTGCCGTTCGCTGTGCGGCCTCCGGGCCGGTGCGGCCCTGCGGCTCGTCGCCTTCGGGGGCCTCGGCCCCCTCGCCCTGGTAGTGGCGCAGCTGCTCGTCGACCTGGCGCACCCGGTCGTCGTCGCCGCGGCTCTCGTAGACTGCGCGCTCCCGCTTGAGCGCGGCAATCATGTTCTCGTCGCGTGCCATGAGGCGGGCCCCTTCTCAGAAGATGTGGACGTCTGCGGTGTTCGTGACGTTCGTGTTCGCGGAGTACGTCAGCCGCAGGAAGCGCCACGGCTGATCGGCCCGCAGGATCTTGCGGGTGGTCGTCGCTGTGGTGATGTTGAACGTGGCGACGGCCGGTGTCTCCGGGGTGGCAGGGTCGGCGTAGGCGACCGCGAACCAGCCGGTCCCGTCAGCCGATCCCTCGATCGCGTAGGTGCAGGTCGGTGTAGCGCCGACGGTGGTGGCGATCGTGAGCAGCGCCGGGCGTTCGGTCGCCGCGCCGCGGTCGACGATGTTCGTCGAGGCGCCGTCCCCGGTCTGCGCGGCCGACAGCCGTGCGCTGTTCGGATACCGCTCGCCGCCGAGCGCCGAAATGGTCGCCATCGTGCGGGCCTCCCGTCTGTGCCGTGGTGGACCGCGCGGCCCGGGGAGTCGACCGGGCCGCGCGGTGGGGGAGGTCAGAACGACGGGGTGATCAGGCCCGTGCCGCCGACCTTCTGCATGCCGTTGGCGTAGCGGCCGAAGGTGTACGCGAAGTACGAGTAGGCCACCAGCAGAACGCCCAGCGACGCGGCTGCGGCCTGCTCGGCGCGGATGAACAGCGGTGCGTTCGGGTCCTCCCACAGGTGGCACTCGCTCGCGGGGACGACGTAGATCTCGTCCTCGTTCGTACCGGCGCCGAGGTTCGTCGCGATGTTGTTGTCGACGATGACCTCCAGCCCGCAGGGCAGGACTCCTCGCGGCCCGGAGCCGTACATGCTGGAGGAGTCCGCCGTGCCCGCCGCCTGGACCGGCACGCCCGACCAGTTGATCATCGGCCACGTCGAGGACATCTGGCTGGACAGCCAGTACCAGCGGCGCGAGTGCATGACCGCGTGAGTGGGGCGGCCCATCGCCAGCAGCGCCGCCTCCACCCCGGCGGTCGCGCCGAGGATCTTCGGGTACAGCTCCGCACCCGTCGGCGTGGCGTCGGTGTAGGCGTTCGCCGTGGCGACGTTGGTCAGGCCGTTGGTGGCCTGGTTCAGCAGCGTCGAGTCGATCGTGGTGGCGACCCGGTTGAACAGGTCCTGCATCGTGACGTCCTCGATGCCCGTGCCGCGGTCGATCGCCTGGCGGGACACGGTCTGCTGGCCGGCCGCGGTCTGGACGTTCACCGTGAGCAGGGTGTCGTCCATGTTGGTCTCGGACACGCCCGCGTTCTCCGACGCCTGGAGGGCGGCGCTGGAGGCGGTGGTGATGCGGGAGATGTTCACGGACATCCCGGACTCCGGCAGCGGGTGCCGGTTGCAGACGTCCGCGAAGGGGCGCAGCGCGGCCGTGGCCGGGGCGTACAGCTCGGTCAGGTACTGCGGGACGGTGAGGCCGGCGAACGCGCCCGTGCCGACCGCGCGCTGCATGTACTCGGCCCGCTCGACGCGCTCCTCGCGCATGTGCTGGGAGAGACGGTGCGACGCCTCGACGTCCTGGAACAGGAACTGCCGGGAGACGTCCATCAGGAAGCCCTTGCCGTAAGGGTCCTGGTCCTTGCGGTAGGTCCGCTCCTCCTGGCCGACGCGGGCGACCTGGTCGTAGGACGGCTTGCGGGTCTGCGTCTCCCGGGTCTCCCGCTGCTTCGACTCCCGCTCCCTCTCCTCCGTCTTGATCTTGTTGGCGTTGGCCAGCTTCGTCTCGATGCCGGCGATGTCGCTGCGGGCCTGGTCGCGCGCGGCGAACAGTTCGGTGACCCGCTGGTCCTCCTCGGCGGTCAGCGCGGCGCGGCCGTCCTGCTGTGCCTTGTCGAGGATCAGCTGGACCTCGGCGCCGCACTTCTTCAGCCGCTTCTCTGCGGCTTCCTTCTCGACCTCGATCGCTGCGATCAGGTCGTCGATGGTTCCGGGCATGGGTGTGTCCCTCCGTACAGATGGGGTCGTGGTGGGTGCAGCAACAGCGGGCCACGGCCCACCCGGGTCATCTGCCGGGCGGCACAGGCGGTCGCCTCCGGGCGTCTGCCGGAGAGCGTGCTGTGTCAGGTGCTCAGTCCTCGCCCTGCTCGACGAGCAGCTGAGTGCGGAGCATGGAGATCGACCGCCCGGTGGCGGCCGGTGCCGCCGCACGCGCGGGCGCCGGCATCTGCGGCACGGGCACGGGGGCGGTGGTCAGGTCCGAGCGCTGTGCCAGGCGGGCGTATGCCTCGCGGGCCACGAGCGCGGGCAGGTTGGGGATGAGGTCGAGGAACTCGCCGCTCCTCGCCGCGATGGACGTGTGCGGGTTCGCGCCGTAGGTGACCGGGCCGACGTCGCCGCGCTCCAGGTCGAACTCCTGGATGCGGTACTCGGTGTAGTCCGGGGACCACTGGCCCGAGGTGATCCGGAACATGAACGACTGCTCGCGCACGTCCTCGTCCTCGATGGCCTGGACGAGCAGCTGCACGTCCGACCGCTTCGGGTTCAGCCATGCGCGCTGGCCCAGGCCGTGCTCATCCGCCCACAGCTGGAGGCGGCTGTTCCTCGTGCTGGCCATCGGCGTGCCCGCGTGGTTGAAGCGGAACACCACCTCGGGGTCCGCGCCGAGCGTCTTGTCCGCGGCCCCCTTGGAGACGATCTCGGTGTAGGGCCCGAACATGTCCCACATCTCGTAGCCCTGCTCGAACGCCGAGGCGTAACCCTCGACCTCGTACCAGTCCATGTCGTCGCGCGTCACCTTCTTCGCGCGCAGCTGCGACGTGAACCGGATCTCAGGGGACTCGGGCCGGTCGCGGGGAACAGCCATCGAGGTGGAGCCCGCCGCGCCGGCGCGGGCCTGGGCAGCCTGCTGCCGCAGGGTCGCGATGTCGGTCATGAGGGGGTCCCTCCTGGTTGCGGGGTCGCGGTGGTGGGCGTCGGCGTGGTGCCCTTGCCGAACAGCCGGTCGAACTCGGCCAGCTGGTCCTCGGTGAAGGGCATCCGGTCGTACAGGGCGCGGGCCTCGGACGGCGCGATCATTCGGCCGTCGATCTGTGTCTTGAGGACGGCGGCCTGCGTCTGCGGGTCCATCCGCAACAGGGCGTTCGTGTTCAGCTTCACGAACCGCGGCCGGGAGGTGAGGCGGCTGAGAGCGTCCTCGCGTCGCTTCACGGCAGGGCCCAGCGACATGACCAGGAACTGGAGGTTGCGCTGGGTCATGTTGGCGTAGGTCACCGAGCTGCCGGACACGGCCGCGTCGATCAGGTCCGACGGGCAGTCGAAGTAGCGGGCGATGTCGCCGATGCTGGCCTGCTTCGCGGCGATCCAGTCGGCGCCCGCATGCTCGGCCTGGATCATCTCGTAGTCCCAGTCGTTGCCGGTGACGAACAGGTCCCGGTTCATCACGGCCGCCTTGAACCGCTGCTTCGCGCCGTCGGCCTGATCCTGGTTCAGGGTCTTCGCCGTGTTCTTCAGGTGCGCGCTGGGGATGGCCCCGCCGGAGAACCAGTCCAGGGCGAACTGCTGGATCGACAGGTACTCGCTGATCGACCACGCCGCATACGCCACCGGCGACAGCCCGACCGGGAGCCCGGCCACGGTGTACTGCTTCTCGTGCCAGACCTCTTCGGGCTGGTAGACCGTGCCGCCGATCCGGTACGTCTTCTTGCCCTTGCGCATCCGCACGGCGACGTCGCCGATCGGCGCCAGCTCGATCCGGGCCGGGAAGCCGAGCCCGTCCTTCGCGGTGATCAGCCCTACGGTGTTGCCCGCCCGGTCGAGGTCGAACTGGCTGGAGTACATCCACTCGGGCATCTCCACCTCGTCGCCCCCAGGGGTGACGAGGACGGGCGGCTTGGGCACCTCCACCTGGATCCCGTCGACCCTGCGGTACACGTCGACCGGCATGGTGCTGATCAGGTTGGCGCGGAGCCGCAGACACGCCCACACGGCGCTATGCCGAAGCGCCGTCTCGTTCGTCACCGCCGCGGCCCCGCCCGACGTGCCGGGCCGGGGCGGGATCATCTGATCGGCGGTCTGGCCCGCGTGATCGCGGCGGCGGAACAGGCTCACGTCTCACCGCCCTTGCGCCGGGGCGGGCGCGCGGCCAGCGCGGAGCCGACGAGGACCACGCCGCCGCTGACGGCGAGCGCCGCCCACCCCATCACCAGGTACGCACCAGCACCCGCACCAGCAGCCACCAGCAGCAGCCCCGTGACGTCGAGCGCGGTCGTCATCAACTCGCGCACCGGACCCCTCCGTTCAGTAGATCGAATCGAGCGGGTCGTAGTCGTCGAGGACGTGCGGGCCCCGAATCACCAGCGCCCACCGGGCGAACGTCACCGCGCACAGCGGGCTGATCTCCGTCAGCGAGCTGGTGCGGTCCAGCGTCCAGGCGTCGCCCTGCCGCCGCGTCCTGGCCCCGTTCACTGCGGCCGTGAGCGGCACCTGGTCGAGGTGCCGCACCGTGCCCTGGTTCATCGCGTCGGCCATCTGCCCGCACGCCTCCGTGATGTCGCCTGTCCGCATCACGGCCAGGTCCCCGCGCTGCGGCTCGTCCTTGTCCTTGGGGACGTCGATGCCCGCCGCGATCAGATCGTCTATCAGCGAGGCGGCCGGCGACCCTGCGGCGACCGCCACCGCGACGGGCTTCCACAACGCGTGCAGCTTCACCATCGCGGGCACCACCCAGTCAGTGCCCGGCCGGTACGCGACGACCTCGACGTGCACCCTGCCGTCGGGCCGCAGCGAGGCCGCGCTGATCGCCGAGCGCTGGCGGTCCTGCGACACGTCCAGCGCCAGGGCGACGCTCACGGCGTCCGGCCGGCTGGCCTTGTCAACCAGGCCGGGCCACTTCCCCTTCGGCACGTTCGGGTCGGTCGGCGGCGTCGGCTTCCGCGTCCGGTTCAGGTAGGCCCGGTCGAACTCGGCCGGGTCCAGCTTTACCAGCTCCGCAGCGATGACAGCCTCGGTGACCGTGTGGCCTAGCGCGGGCAGCGTCGCGTACCAGGTCGCCGGGTCGTCGCGCGGCATGTCCTCCGGGGCGAACCACTCGAAGTAGCAGACGCCCGGCCACACGCCGGTCTTCCACGCCTCCTCGATCAGTGCTCGCCCGATGGCCCGCTTCTTGTTCAGCCACACGCTCTTCGTCGTGCCGCCGGCCGACGCCCACCACAGCTGAGCCATCGGGCGCGTCGTCATGGCCGGACTGAACGCCTGCTCTAGCCGGTCGTCTTCGTGCTTGAAAGCTTCGTCGATGATCCCGAGGTCCAGGGCGGGGCCGTGCCCAGCCGACTCGGTGTTCGCGGTGATGCCCATGCGTGACCGGGTCGCCGGCCACAGGATCTTCTCGTTGCCGTTCGACTTGCGGATCCGTGCCCGCTTCGCCAGGTACTCGGAGTCTGAGATCTTCTCCCAGAACTCATCCTCCCAGCGCTGCCGCGCCATGTTCCTGTCCTGCGCCGCGTAGATGATGTTCTGCCGGTGCCACGCCATGGCCCGGTGGACCTGCAGCCCCAGGATCAACTCCGTCTTGCCCTGCTGCCGCGACACCGACAGGCCGGCCTCGCGGTGGACGAACACCCCGTTCTCGTCCAGTTCAAGAGCGACGTCCGTGACGTACTTCTGCCACGGCATCGGCGGGGCGCCGAGCTTCTCCATGACCTTCCACAGCTTCGGCCCCAGCGACTTCCGCTCAGGGTTCCGCGGCGTGCCCCAGCGCGGCGGGCACTCCAGCCCGTACCGCTCCCGCAGATCCTCGGCGAACTCAGTCGGGGGAGCCCAGGTCTCCGAGGTCGTCGTCATCGTCAGCGGCCCGCCCCTCCAACAGCTGGGCGAGCGTCTGCCGCAGCTCGCGGGTCAACTGAGGGAGCGTCCTCGTCTCCTCCTGCGGGATCGGTTCACCGCACGTCTCGCACTCGGCGGTCCCGTCGATCTCACGGGCCAGGCGGTAGGCGACCTCCGACAGCGACGGCTCGACACCGACGAGGTCGCCGAGCTGCTCGACGTCGCTCCGGACGGCCTGCTCGACGGGGCCCATGACGCCCCCCTTCCAAGATCAACCCGTTGGCGTTGGCCCGGGGGGAGAAAAAAAACAGGGGGGCGCGGGGTTGCGAAATGTCCGTTTCTAAAAACTCGGGGTCTGGTCCACGCTCGACACCTCGCTGACCTGCACGTTCTCGGGCGGCTCGACCTTCAGTGGCGCGCTGCGCCCCTCCACCTTGGGTCCGTCGACCTGCGGGTCGTACCGAATGCGCCCGTCCTCGCTGCGGAGCACGGCCGTATAGCTGATGGTCCGCCCCTCGACCGGGTCGCGCTCGATGACGATGGTGGAGGGCAGGGGCACGTTGCCGGGGTCGATGCCGTTGGCGGCCAGCCAGTCGGCGACGGCGGCACGCGGACCGTACTCGGTCTGATCGGCGGGCACGGGCATGACGACCTCCGCTCGTCTCGCTATGACCGGGGATGCTGGGCCGCCAGCTCCTCGATGCTCGGCAGTTCGCTGCGGTCGACGAGCCCGGTGTTGAGGCCGCAGGGGCAGACGGCGATGGTCTTGCCGGTGAGGCGTCGCTCCATCCACCGGACGCCATCGTCGTCGGGCGGACCGGGCCGTGACTCGATCTGGTTGAGCACGTGGAGTTGGTGGCTCATGGTCCAGGGCTCGACTACCGGTTCAGTGGCAGTGGGCATGGCGGTCAGCCTCCTCCGGTGCGGACGGCGATCGCGGGGTTGGCCAGTTGGTCGCTGAGGCTGCCGCGCGTAGCCGACAGGCCGAGGCGGGAGATCATGCGCCACGTGTCGGTGTGCTCGTCCTTGTCGCCGCCGAGGTCGAGCGCGCAGCGTGCCGCCTCGCGCCACTCGGCCAGCTCAGCGTCGGTGAGGATGAGCGTGTGCGTGGTGACCTGCTCGGTCTTCAGCTCGGGCATGTCGTCCTCTCTACGGTCCGGCGAACCAGTCGACCGACGTGTGCAGTTGGACGACGTCGGCGAGGGGGCGGTCGCCTTTCTCGTTGTTGCACTTGCGGAGGCAGACGGGGCAGCCGGCGTTGCCGTGGATGGGGGCGAGGTTGTCGGGGTCGCGGCGGGCGCCGCCCTTGCTGACGGGGTGGACGTGGTCGACGGCGTCGGATCCGCCGTGGCCGCAGACGATGCAGACGTCGGAGGCGGCGAGGATGCGGGCGCGCATCTGCCGGTACTCGTAGGAGACCAGCTCGTCGCGCTCGGCGGCCATGCCGCCTCCCTTCCGTCAGTTCAGGGCGTCACCGCTGCACGGTGCCGTCCAGCGCTTCGGCGACCTTGGGGGCGAGGCGCACGCTGTCGGCTCGGGCTTCCTTGCTCCTGGTGGGCAGGCTGACCGCCCAGGTGTCGCCGGTGACGGCTACCCCGCCGAAGCTCTTGGAGAGCGGGATCCAGGCGGCCAGCGCCTCGGCGTTCGGGAACATGTTGATGCCGCTCTCGCCGGGCGCGGGCTGGTCTGCCTTGTCCGTGATCGTGAGCTTGTAGGACGTGCCGCCGACCTTGCTCACGTAGCCCTCGACGGTCTTCTCCTCGGGCGTGGACGCGGTGAGGCCGGCGTCGGTGAGTGCGGCGGCGATGTTCGGCGCAGTGTCGAGCTTGCGGGCTTCGGGGGCCGAGGACTTGCCGTTGCTGTCCTTGGTGGGTGCGTCGTCGCTGCTGCTGGCGGTGCAGCCGACGAGGGCGAGTGCGAGTGCGGTGGTGACGGCGGCGATGGTTCTGCGGGCGTGCATGGTCCCCCCTGGGCGGTTTGTTGCTGAGGGGTCATCGTGCGGCATGTGAGGACGACGTGAAGCCGATGTCACCGTGCTGTGACACGACGAAGCCCCGACCGGGGGGAACCGAGTCGGGGCTTCGTCGTGCGTCTGTGGTGCCGGTTGAGGGCACAGTTGTACACCCGGATCGTGGCTCATCTGTCGTCGCACGTCAAGCGGCTACTCCTCCGCGCTGCCCGGGGCGGCATGGCTTGGCCGCGTCCTTGGCTGCCATGACGTCGGCGACGCGATATACGGGGCGCTTGGGTGAGCCGCCGCAGCGGGTGAGAATGCCGCGGCGGACCCAGTCGCGGATGGTGGCCGGCTGCACGTCACAGGCGAGGGCTGCCAGGGATGTCGTGAGCGTGCCTGGGGGCGGGACGAGGTACTCCATGTTCCCAGTCTGGCTCAGCTGCTGCACAGTACGGGGAGCGCTGGGTCGGGCTCACCGTGCAGGGCACGGACGGTCAGGACGTGCTCTTGGATCAATGGACCCGCGTGGAACCACTCGACTTGCCCCTGGACACGGAGCTTGCGGAACTGACGGTGCCGTTGGGCTTCGAGGCTGTAGCTGCCGGGCTCGGTGGCGAGGATCTCGTCAGGGAGGATCGCGGCCATGCGCTTGTACATGTTGACCGTGGTCCCGATCTTGACCATGGAGCCGCGGCGGACGTAGTAGACGACCCCGCCGTCCTGGTCCGGCTTGATGCCGTAGGTGGATCCTTCGAGTTCCTGATCGGTTCTGTGGTGGTACCGCCCGACCTTGATGGCCATCTCGACGGCCTGAGGGGAGAGTTCGATGCCGCTCTGGGAGAAGGTCATGAGTGTCTGCATGATCCGGCGGTATGCGGGGTCGTTCTCGTCGAGCAGTTGGGACAGTTCGGCTGCCGGGTCGCCGTCCTTGAGGCGGGCTATGCCGTCGTCGCTCCAGATGTGAAGGCGATTACCCTCGTACATGTCGATCTCCTAGTCAGATCGGCCGTGCCCCGGGACGGTTGCCGCCGTCGCCGGGGTCTGGTGTCTCGCGATTGTCTCAGCGGGCACTGACAGTTGGGGCTGGCCCACTGGCGCCGGTGTCGCCTGCGAGCCCTCTCCAGACGACGGATTCGGGGCCGATTCGGGGGTCTGGCGTGAGGGCCCGAAACCCGAAACTTCGCAGGTGGGCGCCGATATCGGGGGCGAAACCGGTTTCGGATCACGGTGAAACCACCGGGGTGATCCGAAACCGGCCCCACGGCCTCTACTCGCCGTCCTCGGCGGCCGGAATGTCCTCCCTGCGAAGGCCCTTGGCGCCGCCGCAGCACTCCCGGATGGTGAGCTGCCGGGTGGACACCTTGAAGGGCTTGAGCGCGGCCGAGAGCGCCGTCGAGGCGCCCGCCGCGTCCATCTCCGTCCACGGCCGGTACAGGTCGCCCCGGTAGGCGGCGAGGGCCTCGACCAGGCGGTGGGAGTGGACGGTCTCGACTCCCTCGGGCCAGATGGCGCGCAGGTGGTCGAGGACGGTCTCGACGTCCTTCTCCTCAACGGTCGCGCCGACGGACTGCCCGGACAGGGTGCCGGCGGCCGTGCGGAGCGCCAGGGCCCGCTTGGCGATGTCCTCGGCCTCGGTCTGCCGGATGAACGCGGCCCGCACGGTGATGCCTTCGCGGCCGCGGGCGAGGATGCCGGTGCCCTGCTCGTCGATGGAGATGTCCGTGGCGCGAAGCCCGCGGTCGTAGGCGCCGGTACCGAGGACGTTGTTGTTGGCGCGCCAGTCCATGACGGCCAGGCACAGGCGGGTGCCGACCGAGCTGGAGACGGAGGACGGCAGGGATGGGGCGTCGGGGTTCTGCGTGAGGAGGATGAGGATGATGCCGTAGGCGCGCGCCTTCTTGATCAGGCGGGTGGCGAGGGCGGCGGCCTCTTCCTTGTAGTCGTCGTGGGTGAACAGCTCCTGTACCTCGTCGATGACGATGACGCGGGGGCCGAGCTGCTGCTCGGGGTACTTTTCGGCGAGCGCCCGGGTGACCTTGCGGCCCTCGGGGACCTCGGAGGCGGGCAGGGAGCGCACGAACGCGGCCCTGCGCTGGTACTCGGCGATCCCGGACCGCATCCCGGCGAGGGCGGCCTCCAGGTCTTCGTCCTCGTCGCCGGACACGTACCGGTGGCAGATGGGCTTGACCGAGTCGAGGTCGCCGGAGCCCTTCAGCTCGTAGATCCACAGTTCGGCGGTGGGGTCGAGGGCGACGCCGAGGACGATGGCGAGCGCGCAGGAGGTCTTGCCGGAGCCGGGGATGCCGCCGACCAGCAGGTTGGAGTACATGAGGGTGATCTCGACGAGGTTGCCGCGCGGGTCGAAGCCGTAGGGCAGCGGCTGGTAGACGTCGGCCTGGCCCTCGCGCATGAGCGGCCACAGCTTCCGGCCGGCCTTCGCCGGGTCCCGCTGAGCAACCCACAGCACCAGGCGGCCGGGGTGGGCGGTGCGGTCCGCTTCCGGCCACACGGTGCTGATGGGGCGGCGCATGGCGGCGGCGAGGGCGGCTCGCTTCTCCAGGACGGCGGTGGCCTCGATGCCCGGGGGCAGGTCGACTTCGGCGCGCCAGCCGGGGCCGTCGCGCATGACCTCGGAGGCGAACTCGACGCCCTTGCGGCCCTTCTTGCCCTCGATGCCGATGGCGGCGAGCGCGTCGAAGACCTCGGTGGAGTCGAGGCGGCGCATCACGTTCCGGGCGACGTAGCGGGTGATCAGGGGCTTGTCGCCCTTCTTCCCGTTCAGGCCGACCAGGGCGGCGGCGGCGATGGCGGCCGAGAGCGTCCAGCCGGGCACCAGGAAGGCGCTGATCAGGCTGGTGATGCTGGTGGTGGTGGCGACGGCGAGTGAGGCGATCCGGCGCGGCCGTACCCGGCGGGAGTGCTCGCGGGACAGGGCGAGCCAGGCCTCGACGTCCGCGCTCGCGGCGGCCTTGGCCTCGACGGGGCGTGCCTCGGTGTCGGCGACCCAGCGTCCCCAGCGGACGAGGAGACGGCCGGCGCCGCGCGGGGAGCGCAGGAGAAGGCGGGTGAGGTAGACGGGGGCCCGGAACGCGTGGAAGGCACTGACGTGCGCGTAGTAGCTGACGGTCCACTTCGTGGCCTCGGCGAACGCGTCCAGGCGGCGCAGGAAGGTGGGGATGACGGGCGGGGCCTCGGCGAGGTAGGCCTGCCGCTCGGCGAGCCACGTGCCCTCGGGGGCCTGCTCGTTGGGCGGGTCGACGGGTCGGGGCTCGGCGTTGGCGACGACGTCGATGATGGTTTCGGTGAGGGTGTCGGACGCCTGCTCCGGGGTGTCACCGGGTGCGTCCTTGTGGAGGGGGACGACGTTGCTCATGCTGGGCTCTCCGGGTTCGTGACGTATTTCGTGACGGAACTGCGGGGCCCGGGGACGGCCGTTGACCTGGACAGTTGGGGCCGTCCCCGGGCGTGGCTACTTCTTCTTGCGGCGGGCGGCCTGGCGCTCGATGCGCTCGACCTTGCGCTTCAGGTCGCTGATGTCGACGCTGTCACCGGCCAGGCCGCGCTTCGCCATGCGGGCGGTGAGGGCAGCGACGCGGAGCTTCTCGCTGGTGGTGAAGTCGGCGAAACGGATGTCGGGGTTGTCGGCCATCACTTCTCCTCGGCGTCGGTGATGTCGACGCGGGTGATGGTGCCGACTTGGAAGGGGAGGTTTTCGTACTCGCGGGCGGTGGCGTCGTCAGTGACGGTGGTCGTGATGCTGTCGCCGTCGGACTCGTAGATCGTGACCTTCTTGGCCATGGGTTCCTCTCGGTGGCGGGCTGGCCGGGTCGGCTGGCCCCACCGCACCCCCGCAGTCGTTGCCCAGACGGCAACAACTGGCGGAGGACGGAAGGGTCAGCGGCCCTTGGTGAGGTCGCTCCACAGAGAGCGGAGGATGAGCAGGCAGGCGGTCGCGCAGGTCGCACCGATCGCGATGGCCACGGCGAACAGCGCGCCGACCAGGCCCACGGAGACGACGACCCCGCCGATCACGAGCCACTTCTTCGTGTCGAACTCCGTCTTCGCCGGGGCGGGGGCGGACGGCTGCTGGGTGTTGAGGAGCTGCTGCGCGGCGAGGATCGCGGCGATCTGCTGCACCAGCTGGGTGTTCGCCTCGGCCTCGACCGCCGCGCGGGCGGCCTTCTCCAGGTCGCTCATCGGGCCCACCCCCTGATGCGGCGGGTGATGCGCGGCCAGGCGATGATCCCGGCGGCCACCGCGAGGACGACCGGCTGAGAGACGACCGCGGCGGCCACGGCGAGGACGACGGAGAGCAGCGCCGGGTAGGCGACGAGGAGCCCAAGGACGGCCCCGAAGATCAGGCGCATCATGCGTATCCACCTTCCATCGGCTTGGCCGGGGGCTGCGGCTGCGGCTTCTTCGAGGCCCGTGAGAGGGCGGTGCGGACGTAGGGCTCGGTGACGACGAGGCGCCGGTTGAGGGCGACGTGCTCGGCGATCTCGCGGGCGGATGCGTCCGGGCCGAGGGCTGATGCGGCCTCGACGACGGCGGCCTCCATCGTGACCGGCTCCAGGGCGGCGACGGGGTCGCTGACCTGCTGATGCGCGGGCGCATCAGGCCGGTCCACTTGGTACTCGTCGGGCTGCTGGCCGAGGACGACGGCGACCTGTACGGCGTCGACGACGACCCCGTAGGAGACGAGGAGGGCGGCGAGTTCGGGCGGGGGCGCATCAGGGTGCGCATCGGCTGCGATCCGGATGACGTCGACGGGGTCCATCTCGGCGAACTTCCGCCGCAGTACCTCCTGCGCCGAGTGCGGCCGGGCGGGACTGGGGTCCTTCTGGGACCTCTGTCCGCCGTACATGGTGGCGAGGGCCGCATCGGCTCCCTCGCGCACCCGGACGCGCTGGACGTCGACCAGGCCGGCGCCGAGTTCGGTGTCGCCTACGCCGACGTACTTCGCCAGCGACCAGTAGCGGCGGACGGCCATCTTGCGGCGCCACTCGCCGGGGTGGCCGTCGGCGACCGCGCGCTGGAAGGCAAGCTGCCGGGCGGCGTCGGCGTTGCGGCGCATCACCTCGGCGTCCACGCCGGTGCGGTAGACGACGATCGAGCGGGCGATGAACCCGAGGCCTTCGGCGGCCCCGGACATGGCGAGCGGGGTGACCGCGTACACGGCGGCCTCGCGGACGTCGCTGGCGATGGTGATGCCGATGCCGCTGGCGGAGATGGGGGCGAGCCACATGCCGGCCCGGACGACGGCGGGCGAGGACTGGCCGAGCATGGTCCGGCCGAGCATCACCATGGCGAGGATGAGGGTGAGGCCCTCGCCGGCGGCGACGACACCGGCGGCGGTGGCCTGGCGGTGGAACTCGGCGACGGCGTTGCTGTAGGTGCCCCAGGCGCCGAAGCCTCCGACGGCGACCATCGCGACGGCCGCGCCGCCGAGGACGAGGCCCTGGCCCCAGGTGAGTTTGCGCGGGGTGCTCATCGGTCTGCCCCTGTCGTGCGGTAGCCGGTGGCCGGCTTCTCCACGGTCCGGGCGCGCAGGTAGTCGGCCGACCATCCCGGGTCGTCGCCGCGTTGCAGGACGCCTTCCAAGGCGACACGGGCATCCATGACCCGGTTCTCAAGGATCCGGCCGTACACCTCGCTGTCGCCGACCGTCGCCGGATACGGCAGAGACAGCGCCTCCAGGACGGCCTGCAACAGCACACGGTCCGGGCAGCGAGGTGCAGGGGCCGGCACGACGGGCGGGTAGGCGCGGTCCAGGGCGGCGGCGAACGCGGCCTGTACGTCCGGGCTCACCGGGGTGGCGGCCCGCATGTCCGCGACGTCCTGCGAGAACTGCAGGTAGCCGTTCGCCGCGAGGTAGCCCTCGACGTCGCCGCGGACGTCCTCGACGGACATGTCCTCGACGGGACGGTCCACGTTCGACTCCGCGTACCCGTAGGCGAAGGCGGTGGCCAGCTCCTCGCGGGACATCTGGAAGTCGACGCGGACGACCGCGACGGCGGGCCCGGTGTCGTCGTTGGCGTTCTGTACGACGGTCGGCCCGAAGGTGGGGAGGCTGCTCATGCCTGGCCTCCCTCGGCGCCGATGCGGGCGGTGCGGAAGCCGGTGGCGGCGGGGATGTAGTAGCCGGCGCCGGTGCCGCCCATCTCCCGGTTGCTGTACTGCCAGCTGCCGACGTCGGTGGGCCGTTCGTGGGTGTTCCGCATGGCACGGAAGTGGTGGCTGATGGACTGCCGGGCCATGACGCGGAGGAGTCCGCCGACGTCGCGGCTGGTGTCGAGGCGGCCGAGGTAGCTGTAGAACGCGAGGAACGTGTTCTGCGCGAGGTCGTCGACGAGGTGGGTGTCGCTGGCGTTCAGCCGGCGGTGGATGGTGGCGCGCACCATCGGCAGGTACTGGCTGTAGGCGGCGGTGAAGACGTCGTCGAGGTGTGCGGGGGTGCCGCGGCTGTACGCGGGCATGGCAAGATCGGCCATAGCCGATGCCTCCTGCTCTGATCAGGATGGTTGTCGGTCAGGCCCTTGGCTGGTGTTGGTAGCACCGGCCTTGGGCCGTCTTCAGTTGTTGACCTAGGTGGCCTTCTTCTCGGCCTTCTTCTCGTAAGCGCGGATGGCCTGGTTCACGCTGGCCCGCTCGATGCCGAGCTCTCTAGCAACGGCGGCCTGCGTCCTGAGTTCGGCGACGCCGTCGATGAGGGCGAGAGCCCGTTCATCGCTGGCTTCTTGGTAGGCCCGTTGCGCGGCCTCTTGCTTGCGGACGGCATCGTCGTGCCGCTCTCTCCACGTAGTCACGTCCCTCCTCGTACCGGAGGTGACTGCCTGACCACAACTGTAAGTAGGGGTACTGACATCCGTCAAGGGGGTCACGCCGCGCGCTCCGTCTGAAGCGTCCGCAGCTCCAGCCAGGTGTCCGGCGGGTACGTCGAGCCGCACCACCGGCACTCCACCTTCGCCGTGCCCGCGGGCACCCGCAGCACCGCACCGCACACGACGCCGTCCTCGTACACCGCCGGGCAGTTCCCCAGCCGTAGCGACCGCTCCGGCGGATTCACGATGGAGATGCCGTCCCGCTCCAGGCCGCGGATCTCCTCCGCGAACGCGCCCGCCATCGGCCACGACGCGGCGATCCAGTCGAGGTTCATGGACAAGGCGCGCGCCGCGACCGCGATCCGCCGCTCGACGGTCCCCTCGATGGCCGGCTCGCCCCACCCGCGGTCCGCCTGCATCGCCGAGCGCCAGTCCTCCAGGACACCGACCATGCCGCCCGGGCCGCGGAGGTTGAACGCGGGCTCGGAGATCGGCAGGGGCGCCTCGGCGGGCCGGGACCGGCCGAACTCCGGCCGGCGGCCGGACGGCTGGAGGAACGCGGCCAGGGCCTCGTACAGGTGGGGCATGCGGTCGAGGCGTTCGGCCAGGGCGAGGGCGTCGCCGGGGCACAGGTAACCGTGCTCCAGGTCGCGGTCGCACAGTCCGCAGGATGCGGTCACGGCGTCACCTCCGTCTTGATGCCGCCGCCAGCCGGGAAGGTGTCGCGGACCATGCGGTAGTTCTCCAGGTTGCTGAACCAGGCCCGCAGCAGGGCGGACTGCTCCCAGCCCAGGAGCTCATAGAGCGGCGTCGTCGCGGCTACCAGTTCGGATTCCATCCACCAACTTCGGACGTGCCCCTCCAGGGCGTCAGCGATCTCGGCTGCAGGCCCAAAGCCGAGCTTGAGGACCATGGCCACGGCCAGGGACTCGAAGGTGTAGCCGCCGTCCTGCTCGCGGATCCGTGTGGCCTCTGCCAGCCAGGGCTCGATGTCTGCCGCGTTCATGCCGGCTCCTCCTCGCTGAGGGCCTGGTAAACGACCCGGACGAGGCGGTCGATGACGTCGTCGGCCGGCGTCCAGGTGTAGCCGCCGTCGACCCGGTTGCAGTACGGCATGGTGTCGTCGTCGGGGTCGATGAACTGGTCCAGCGCCTCACGCAGGGCCGCCCGTAGCTGCTCGTCGTTCATGCCGCGAGTCCTTCCATGTCGGGCCACTGGCCTCCGTCGAGGCCGCGGCGGTTGTTGTCAGGCACGACGGCGAGGGGCCAGCCCAGGCGGTGCAGGCCCATCGCCAGCAGGACGTAGGCGTCGGCCTGGTCGTAGCGGCCGGGGCCGTCGCACTCGATGCCGTACCGGGTGCGCACCGCGTCACGGACGGCCCCCTTGGAGCCCGAGCCCTTGCCTGTGGCGTACAGGGCTCGGCACGACGGGGGGATGACCGCGTAGGGGATGCCGCGCCGCCAGCAGGCGTGGCGGACCATGACGCGCAGGCCGGCGAGGTCTTCGTGCCGGTGGGCGACGCCGCCGCCGAACGACGGGCCCTCGATGACGACGAGGTCGGCGCCGCGGATGTGCTCGGCGACGCGCTCGATGATCCAGGCCAGGCGGGGGTGGCCTCGCAACCCGGTGCGGGGTCGGATGGTGTGAGTCCAGCCCTCGCCCGCCACGCCCGTGCAGGTGAGGCTGAGGTCCAGCCCGATCACACGGGGCACGGATGACGCTGTCGGGCTGACAGTCTCATTTGCGGGGGTCAGGCTGACCCTCTCAACCGTTGCTTTCTGAGCAACGACTGCTGCGGACAGCGTGTCCGCAGCAAGTGAGGCGGACAGGGTGTCCGTCTCAGTCGTGGGGATAGCCCCACGGCTGGCCGCAACCGTGACCGTCTCGGTCACACCTGCGTTGCCGTCTGGGCCACGCAGGTCTGCGTCTGTCGGCCTGACGGACGCAACCGTGGGGCTCTGGACCACAGTTGTGGGCGGCTGCCCTCCATCTGCGTGGTGCTCTGCACCACCCAGGTCGTGAACCGTGGTCATATCGCCACGGTTGAGGTTGCGGTCCACTCGGTGTCCCTTCACGCTGCGGCCATGGTGTTGAGGCGGTTGAGGATCGTCGTGAACTGGTGGATGGCCTGAAGGTCGGACACCTCTCCGGCCGTGCTGCCTCGCGGCACCTCGATCCGGTTCGCCCGGCAGAAGCCCAGCTGCTTGGCGCTGGCCGGCTTGTTGCGCCACGGCGCCGAACGGGCGGCAAGCCACCGGCTGCCCATCGCGCGGGCCTGCTGCTCCAGCCACGCCTTCGCGTCCGCGAGGGGCAACGGCACGTCGTGCTTCGGGCCGACGATGCCGTTGTTGATGTCGAACCTGCGCAGCCAGTACGTGCGGTCGACCGGGTTACGGATCAGGAAGACGTACAGGGCGTCTGCGACCGGTATGAACCAGACCCCCGATTCCGTCTTCAGCCAGCGCACCGATGAGCTGTGGAACAGGTCGATCTCCTCGACCTGGACGCGGGACAGGTCGACGACCTGCCTGGCCTTCTCCTCGGCCGCGCGGACGGTCTCGCGCAGCGTCTGGTCCTCGTCGGTCATGACGACTTCACGGCTGGTGAGGTCGACGATGGATGCCAGCTTGTGGCGTGTCGAGGCGCCCATCACGTCGAGGATCAGGGCGTCCTTCTTACCCTCGAACAGGCGCAGGGCGCGGCCCGCCATCTGGCAGTACAGGCCCGCCGACTTCGTGGGCCGGGCGATGACGACGCACGACGTCCACGGAGCATCGAAGCCCTCGGTCAAGACCATGCAGTTCGTGAGGACTTGGACAGTTCCGGCCTTGTACTGGTCGAGAACGGCAGCACGGTCGTCCTTGGGCATGTCGCCCCAGACGGCGGCGGCGGGGATACCCGCGGCGGTGAAGGCCTCGGCCATGGACTGCGCGGTGTCGACGGTCGGGGTGAAGACCACGCCCGGCCGGTCGGCTGCGTGCTGCCGGTACGCCTCGGCGACGACCTTCGCCGCGCCGGAGTCGTCGAGCGCCTGGCCCAGCTGCCCGTCCTGGAGGTCGCCTGCGCGGGTCTTGACCTTGTCGAGGTCGAGTCCCTCGACGATGACGCGCTTGCCGCGGACGTCGCACAGGTAGCCGTCCTCGATCATCTCCAGGATGTCGAGGGTGAACACGACCTCCTGCCAGACGTCGCCGAGTCCGCCATCGGTGCGCGTCATCGTCGCGGTGAAGCCGGCGACGGGTACGCCCTGCCAGGCGCCGAAGTGCTCAAGGACCGTCATGTAGGACGGAGCTGCGGCGTGGTGGCACTCGTCGACGATGACCATGCCGATGTCGCGGATGGCCTGGCGCCTGCGCTCGACCGCGAGGGTTTGGATGCTGGCGACGATGACGTCAGCTTCCTGGTGTTCGTCGCGTTCGGCCTTGACGATGCCGACGTGCAGTTGCGGGCACACCGCCCGGATCTTGTCGGCAGCCTGCTGGATCAGTTCCTCGCGGTGGGCAATGACCAGGGCGCGCTGCCCGGCTGCCGCTAGGGCGGTGAGCCGCTCAAGGATGAGGTTCGCGAACACGACGGTCTTCCCGGCGCCAGTGGGCAGCACAACGGCGAGCCGGTCGTGAGGCCCCTGCCAGCCCGTGGTGAGCGCCTTGATGGCGTCGACCTGGTATGGCCTCGGGGTGAACGTCTCAGGCAGTTCGGACATGGCGGTCACCTCGGTTCGTCTCTGCGGGGATGTGCGGGGATGCCGCGGGGATCTCTGCGGGGATGTCGCAGACCTTCCAAACCTGCTCTGAGCTGGCCTCAAGCGGGGTTTGCGGGAATCTGCGGAATGTTTGGGAGGTCTTCGCATGTAGAGATCGGGATACTTTTTGGTGACGCACTACGCCGTGTGTTGCACGTGGTGTGTGTGATGCGCCCCCTATATGGGCGAGGTAGCGCCACTCCCCGCAATTCCCCGCAACCCCGTAGACGCGCAGGTCAGGGCCGGTTTTTGCGTTGCGGGGAAACCCCGCAGCTTGCGGGGTTCTGCGCGCGGCGGTCACCGCTCAGCCCTTCTGGTGCCCTTGTCGACGTGCTGCTCGACGCGCCAGGTGTTCTGCTTCAGGTGGCTGTCGTAGACCAAGACGACCTTGAGGTCCTCGAAGTAGCGGCCTTGGCGGGCCTTCAGCCAGTGGCCCAGCTGCTTGCCGGACGGCAGGTCACCGTTGTGCAGCTGGGGCACGGTGTCCTTCAGGCCGAGCAACGCCTTCGTGGTGACCGGTTCGGTGCCGATCTTCTGGTGCCAGTCCGTCAGGAATGCCGCCCACTCCTGGGCTTCGTCGTCCAGTGCGGTGCTGGCCTCGCCTCGGTTGGCAAGCCAGCCGGTCACTCCGAGGTAGGCGAGGATCCCTGCGATGGTCGAGGCCCATCGGGAGTAGTCGCCCATGCGGGTGTTCACTGTGGTGGCGCCGTCGGCGAGCCAGCCGCGGACCATGGTGACAAGGGCGGCGACGATGGTGGAAGCGTTGTTCTCCAGCCACTCGCGGAGGTCGCCGACGGTGAAGTTGTCGCGCTGGTCGGGGTTGGGGCAGTCGGGGTCGAGGCGGACCCAGAGGGTGCGGCGCCCGTTGTCCCCGCCAGTGCGCAGGTTGTTGCCGGTCAGCACCCACAGTCGGTCGTTCGGCATGGTGACGCTGCTGGTGCTACCGAGGAGTCTGTCGCTCCAGCTGGCGCTCGTGACGAGGGACGAAAGGATGGGGCTCTTGATGATGTGCCCGTTGGGCAGGTTGTCCATGGCGATGACCGGGTCACCGCAGTCCCACAGTTTTGCCGTGACTGCCTTGCGGAGCTCGGCGTCGTTCTCGGCCCAGGGGGTTTCGGCCAGCCCGTACAGGCGGCCGAACACGTCCTTAAGGAGGGTTTTGCCGGAGGCCTGCGAGGTGCCCGTGATGACGACGAGCGGCGTCGGGCCGGGAATGTAGGGCCGGATGATCGGGGAGAGCAGCGCGCCGAGGTACTGTGCGCGGTCGGAAGCGTCGACGAACGGAAAGTCGGCGAGCATCTGGTTCAGGACGATGTCCTTTGCCCGCTCGACGGACTCCTTGGAGACCTGCGGCTGCAGGCGCCGCAGGGGTACGCGGGGGTGCATGTACAGGCCGGTGCTGCGGTCGTAGCCCGGGGCCTGGACCAGCGTCCCGTTGGGTCGGACGACGGGGCAGGTGACGATTCCCCGCAAGGGAAGCAGCGGCCAGTCCTTACGGCCGAGGACCGTCCCGCACGTCTTCGGCATGACCAGCTCGCGGACTTCCTTGGTGCCTTCGGTGAGCGGATCCCGGACGACCTGGTAGGTGGTGACGTGCTCGGCGAGGTAGGCCCGCAGGTTGTCCGTGCCGAGCTGCTTGACGAGCGGGTTGCCCTGGTCGTCCTCGTGCACCCAGCAAGGTCCGGTGGACCGCTTGTAGAGGCCGGGGAGCTGTTCACTGGCCATGATGTCGAGGAGTCCGTCGATGGCGTCGGCCTCGTTGGTGATGTCCAGCTCGGGCCTGCTCCGCACGATCCGCAGGTCCGGGCCGCCGGCGGTGTCGCCGTGTTCCGGGTCAGGGATGCTGTCCGGATCGAGCGCGGCCGAGCCATCGGTGAACGGCCCGGACTGCCGGGGGACCGAGGTCAGACGTTGACGGGGCGGTTCGGACCCGTAGCCCTTGCTCCGCAGGTCAGCAGCGGCCCGCTTGAAGGCGTCGAGCGTGGTGGACCCTTGGGTCAGCAGGGTGTGCGCGGCGAACTTGTCGTAGGGCGCCTCGGCCTCGAACACCGTTGACGTGCTGAAGACGTACAGCCGGTCACGGTCCGAGGCGTGACCGGTGGTCGCCGAGATGCCGCGGTTCTTGCCCTTGCGCCGCCAGTACGTGGTGCGTCCGCGAGTGAAGATCGGGTCGAACTCGTCGCCGATGATCTGTGGCCATTCGACCTGGTTCTCGAAATCGTCACCGGGGCGCACCGTTCCGGAGGGCAGTTCCCGCTTCGGTCGTGGCGCGGTCTTCGCTTTCTCTTCCTGCGGCATGGCGTCAACCGCCTGGCAGAGGGCGTAGATCGCATCAAGGTCATCCGGCCCGACGGTGGGCATGGTGGTCGGGCCGCCGGAGAGGCGCTCGTATGGTTTGCCGCTCGGATGGGTCGGACCGTGGGAGGGCGCGATGACGACGAATCCGCCCTCGCCACGGGTCTCTACCAGCACTCGCACGATCTTCGAGTTCGGCTTCTCGCGGAGCTTCTGGCGTTCCTCGTCGGTGTACTCATCTTCTCGGGCAAGGCGCCGGGCGAGCTTCCTGTTGCCTGCTGCGGGCCTGCCTTCGACGATGACCTTGAAGTGGACGCCACCCGAGGGGGACCGGTCTGCCCACCCGGTGGTAACGGCCTCCCAGAGCTCGCCGAGCCCGGAGTTCTCGGCGAGTTCGGTGACCTCGTCAAGCAGGCCTTCGTCGACGGCTCTTCCCTCGAACTCGATGAGTTCGACGTTGCCGGAGACGTTGCCGGTGACGATGCCGATGCCGGTGCGGCGGCCGTCGCCGAACCACTGGTCGTGTTCCTCCGGCGTGGACCGATGGACCTTGTAGGGGGTCCAACTGCGGACGTCGGGAGCCTTGCTGCCATCGGCCTTGACGGGAAGGACACACAGGCCGGCGTCATCACACTCGCGGGCGGAAGCCCGGAGGTCTGTGGTCTGCGCGTCGTTCACGAACACTGCTCCTGGCGGTGGGCCGGCCAGCCGGGGCCGGGCGGGAATTCGGGCAGGCCTTGCAGGGCTCGCGGGGTGTGGTCGGGGCAGCGCAGTCCGGGTACGTACAGGCGGACGCCGTCGGCCTTGCGGCAGTACCTGCGCTCGGCGCCGATCCAGTGGCCGCATTCGGGGCGGGTGGTCTCTTTCACGCCGCCTCCCCTGCACCCGCAGAAGTCGCTTCTGAAGTAGCCGGGGGTGTAAGCCGGTTGGGCGTCAGGGTGCTGAACGCGGTGCGGATGACGGCGCGCTGGTAGTCGCTGAGCGGCGGCGCCTGGTCGACGATGGCGTCGATGCGCGCCCAGTAGGCGGCGTTCCGCTTGGGGTCGGGGTCGCGCACGGGACGGTTGGCGCGACGGGCGATCTCGGCCTCGCTGAGGGCCGGGCGGCCGCAGGCTCCCCCTGCGGCCGCCACAGCGTTCGTCGGGGCGCTCACGCGGTCGCTCCCGCACCCTCGGCGTCGCCGGAGCCGAACGCGTCGAGGATCCTCCGGAACAACTCGCGGATCGTCACCTCCGGGTCCTCCGCCACGGAGCCGACGACGATCACCGAGTTGATGAACTCCTCGGCCCGCTCGTCGAGGAGTCCGGCCTCCAGGAGCCGGGCGCGGAACGGCTCCATGATTCGGGTGGCGATGTCGGTGCGGTCCTGCGAGTCGCGGCAGTCGGCGCACAGGCCGTACCGGTTGCCGAGCTGGCCGGTACGGACGGCAACGGCGGGGCCGCCCTCGTAGACGCACCGGTCGGTGGGCTTCAGGACGGGCCGCATGTGAGGGTGCTCGCGGGCGATCCGCTCGTTGATCTTGCGGTCCTGGGCGGTGGTCTTCATGCCCGCACCTCGGCCTTCTCGGCGCGGGCCTGGGCCATCAGTTCCAGGATTCGATCGCCGACCTCGACCGGGTCGGCGCCGTCGCGCACGATGGCGTCCTCCATGATCGTGAGGATCTTGGCGAACGGGCCGTCGGCGGTCTCCCGGACCGTGCGCAGGTTGTGCAGTGCGCGGGCCACGTGTACCTGATCGGCGAGGTGGTCCAGGTCGTTGGCGAAGCGTCGCAGTTCGGTCGCCTTGTCGTGCGCCTGCTCGGGGGTGAGGTCGAAGCCCATGAACCCGATGTGCGGCGGGGTGCCGGCGGAGACGTGGGTGAACTGGGCCCAGATCTCGGGGTCGGCCTCGACCTCCAGGCCGGGGACGCCGATGGCGTCGCTGCCGTGGTCGAAGTGCTGGCCGTTCTCGTCGGTGTTCGTTCCGTCCTGGCCGTCGGTCACGGTGCAGAGACCGGGGTAGACGGTGCAGGTGGTCGGCGTAGCGGCGAGGGCCTCGTTGGTCGGTGTCGACGTGTTCGGCGCCGAAATGGCAAGATGGGCCATGAGCGACTTCCTGTCTTCTGCTTAGCGGTGGAGATGGATTGCTCTCTGAAGCGGCCTGGCTGGTACCCGGGCCGCTTCGTGTTTCCGTCAGCGCTCCCGCCTGGTACGCGGGGGCGTTGTCGTACTGGGTGACCATGGCCTTGCCACAGTCAGGCCGTTTCCCTCTCGTCGGGTGACGAGGAGCGATGGCGAAGCGATTCGAGGAGCGCGCCATAGGCGAGCGCGGCATCTCCGCGCGGTCTGCGTACCCCTCGTTCCCAACGCCAGACGGTGGATTGGTCCACGCCGCAGGCCTGGGCGACTTCGCCGATTGAGAGCTGGGCTGCGACCCGTAGGCGCTCGGCCTCCCCGCTAGCGAGGGCCGAACGCACGTCGACGAGGCGCAGTGCCTGTGCTTCTGCCATGCCCACACCCTAGCCATACCCTTGCCATTCAGGCAATGGAGTGGCGAATGTGGCGAACCACTAAGGCCCCCCTTAGTCTTGCCAATACCTTGCCGATACGTGCAGGATGAGGATGTGGACGACTACCTGAACCCCCCACCGGGCTGGCACTACTCGGTGCACCCGTGGTTCTCCCTTGACGACATCGATGAGCTCCCCGACCTGGTGCAAGTCGGGACAGTCCTCCTTCCGGAGTTCTTCCACTTGGCGGCGGGGACGGTCGGCATGTGGAGCGAGGGATGGCCTGGCAGCGACGACTTCGCGCTGTTTCTCCACTTCCACGTCTTCGAGGGTGAGCTGCTGCTAACAGAAGCTCGCAGCGCTGGAGTGGACTTGCCAGTTGCCTACGAGAAGTTTCGCAAGGTCGTGCCCGCAAGGCGATGGAAGTCGATGGCCGTGGCGCTCATGACTCGATACCTCGCTGCCTTCATGGAGGAGGAGCGCCGGCCTGATGAGGACATGGAGCCTGCTCATGGCGCCCGGTCGGTAGTCGCATATGAGAGTCGACCCGGCGCCGCGATGAGGTGGGTGGAGAAGCTTCGAGACCACACGGCAGAGGCCTACGCCGTTCGCGATCGGCACGCTCTCCCATCAGCCAGGCGTAAGCGAAATCGGATCACCGATGATTTCTTGCGAGAGGTGGCAGTCGTCTACGTCACCGCTGACGGGATCGGTTCACCTCCCACGCGGGCGGTGGCTAGCCACTTCGAAGCGCCGCACTCGACTGCAGCGAAATGGGTGTCCAGTGCCCGCCGCAAAAACTTCCTTCCGCCGCCAGGACAGGAGAGCCAGCTAGAGGATCAGATCAATCGCGAGACAGATCCGGCGAAGAAGGCCAAGCTTGAGGACACTCTGCGCGCCGCTAAGCTCCTTGAGCGTGTTTTTCCTGCAGAGAACGAGTTGTAGATCAGCCACCTCGCTTCCACTCGAAGACGACGGCGTCGTAGTCGAAGTACCCGCCGTCGGGCATCCGCCCCTGGCGTGGCGTCTTCAGCGTCACCTCGACGAGCGCCCGCAGCACGTTCCGCTGCCGGTCCAACCCCAGCCCTCGCCACGCCTTCCGCACATCCGGCGCACCCACCAGACCCACCAGCGGATCCACCGTGGCCGCCCGCGCCAGCTGCAATGTCACGCCCTCCAGCTGGCCGCGCGCCGTATCCATCCCCGCGGTGAACGGCTCCAGCTCCAGCTGCCCCGCGCCGAACAACCCGCCCAGGTTCTTCATCCGCGCGCGGATCTCCTCGGCCTCCGCCTGGAGGCCGGCCACGTCCACGTCGTCCGGGCCGGGCAGCAACAGCTCGTGCGCGTCATCGCGCTCCAGCCGGTCGACGATCGTGTCCTCGACGTACTTGTCCACGACCTCGGCGCGCCGCCCGCCGCCGTGCCCGGTCGGACACCGGTACGACGGATACGACCGACCGCCTGACTGCGTCACCGTCATGCCCTCGCCGCACTCGCCGCGCCCGCACCGGTACAGCAGCGAGCCGACCCACTTCGGCTGGGCGCCGCGGTTCACCGTGCGGCCCGGGTCGGACAGGATCGCCACGACGGCCCTGAACTTCGTCTCCTCGACGATGGGCTCCCACTGCCCGCGCCCGACCTCCTCGCCCTTGTAGACGGCGATCCCGGCGTTCCTCGGGCGCATCAGCATCTCGCGCAGGTCCTGGTGGGTGATGGGGTTCCCGCGGCTGGTGGTGATGCCCTTGTCGGCGCACCACTTCACCAGCGACCGGATCGACCCGCCGGACAGGATCGTGTCGGTCCAGTGGCGTAGCGCCTCGGCCTCCTCGGGCACGATCTGGTTGGTGTCGAGGACGTCGACCTCACTCTCCTCGCCGGTCTTCCGATCGAGCCGGGTGCGCTTCTCCCCGGTGGGCACGCCCCACCCGAACGGGCGGATCCCGCCGCTCCACTCTCCGGCGAGCGCGCGCTGCTGCCGGGCGCGGGCGACGCGGTGGCCCTTGTGCTCGGACTCCTGGCGGGCGACGGCGCCGAGGATCCGCGCGGTCATCCGCCCGGACGGTGTGGCGAGGTCGATGGTCCCGGCCTGCACGGTGTGGGTGGCGATGCCGCGGCGGTCGGAGAGTTCGATGTACTCCTCCAGCTCGACGATCGAGCGGGTTAGCCGGTCGGTGTGCCAGACGATGACGACGGTGGCGGTGCCCTGGTCGAGGTCGGCGAGCATGCGCCGGTAGTCCTTGCGGAGCTTGCCGGAGAACGCGGAGACGTCGTTGTCGACGTAGGTCTCGACGACCTGCCAGCCGTTGCGTTCGGCGAGGGCCTCGCAGTCCTCGCGCTGCCGGTCGACGCCGAGGCCGGCACCGGTCCTGTCCTGCGAAATCCTGCAGTAGATGACCGCGCGCGTCCGGGCGTCCGCCGTCTGGGTGGGCTTCAT